TAGAATTAAGATTCCGGCTGCTGAGCTGTGGGATGAAAAGACGGGAACATTCATTCATACGAAAGAACAGACTTTGCAGTTAGAGCATTCTCTCGTCTCAATTTCAAAATGGGAAAGCAGATGGAACAAAGAATTTCTCTCTAAAAAAGAGAAATCGATGGCAGAAACCATTGACTATATAAAATGCATGACACTCACACAGAATGTTGATCCGAAGATATATGATTATCTGACAGTTGCAAATTTGGATGAAATCAATCGATATATAGAAGCTCCGATGACTGCTTCTTCTGTTCCGGATGATAATACATCCCCAAGCAGCAGGGAACGTGTTACATCGGAGCTTATTTATTATTGGATGATTGCTCTGAACATTCCGTTTGAGTGTCAAAAATGGCATTTAAACCGTCTTCTGATGCTGATTCGCATTTGCAATTTTAAGAATCAGAAACCAAAGAAGATGAGTAAACGCGAACTATATGGCAGACATGCAGCTGTCAATGCTGCAAACAGAAAACGATTCCACTCGAAAGGATGATGGAACGTGGATAAAGAAAAATTTATTGAAGAGATAGCAGCCTTTATTGTTAAGTATGCGCCGCTATACAACATTAAAGTCTGCTCACCGATTATTGCACAGGCGGTTTTAGAAAGCTCATATGGAACTTCCGAGCTTGCAATAAAAGCACATAACTACTTCGGTTTGCAGTATCGAAAGAACCGCTGCAAAACTTGTATCGGTATATATAACAAAGTCGGGAGTGAGCAGAGCACTGATGGTTCTTATGAAAGCTTTCAGATGCAATGGTGCAAATTTGAAAACATGGAGAATGGTGTAATCGGATATTTCGATTTCATTAACACAGATAATTACTCCAATCTTAAGGGCGTGGATTCGCCAACTAAATATCTGGAGCTTATAAAAAGTGACAGATATGCAACCTCTCTTAACTATGTACACAATTTGGAACGAGTTATAGAGGAATGGCAATTAACAAAATATGACAAAAAGAAGGGAACATCTATGAGTAATAGTCCATTAGTGGTGTACACGAATTTAAGCCCAAACCATTCCGGAGCAAGAACTCGTGCCATAGACCGCATAACACCACATTGTGTGGTTGGACAACTGTCAGCCGAGAATATTTGTAGATGTTTCACAAGTCCGACAAGAGGAGCAAGCTGCAATTATGGAATCGGAAGCGACGGACGCGTTTCTATGAGTGTGGAGGAGAAAAACAGGAGCTGGTGTTCCTCAAGCAATGCTAATGACCAGCGTGCGGTTACGATCGAATGCGCATCGGATAAAACACACCCATATGCAATGAATGATGCAGTATACGATTCTCTTATTAAGTTATGTGTTGATATTTGTCAGCGCAATAGTAAGAGTAAATTGTTTTGGTTCGGGGATAAGAATAAGACATTGGCTTATCAGCCGAAAGACGATGAGATGATTATTACAGTTCACCGATGGTTTGCGAATAAAAGCTGTCCTGGTGATTGGCTTTACGAACGATTAGGTGACTTGGCAAGTCGAGTTACTGATATTTTAGCTGGTACAGATTCATCAACCGACGATAATGACACTGTAACTGATTTTCCTGACGTGCCGTTTAGCGTAAAAGTCATTATTGACAACCTTAATTATCGTTCGGAGCCATCAACGTCCGGTGAAGTCCTTGGACAGACTGGAAAAGGGGTGTTTACAATTGTCGAAGTATCTGATGGTTGGGGGCGCTTAAAGTCGGGAGCAGGTTGGATTTCACTGGATTACGCAGAGAGAATCAACTAAGGAGAGCTTATGATCACGTTCAGACAAAAGGGCGACTTCTCTAAGTTGACCCGTTTTTTGGAGAGGGCAAAAGAAGTAGTACGTGTTGGAGACCTCGACAAATACGGTCGGGAAGGAGTAGCTGCTCTTGCGTCTGCAACACCGGTTGATACGGGGCTGACGGCAAATTCTTGGCGATATGAGATTGAGCAGAAGAAAGGTTCCATATCAATTAGTTTTCATAACACAAATATTCAAAATGGAGTTCCGATTGCAGTTATTTTGCAGTACGGACACGCAACTCGTAACGGAGGCTGGGTACAAGGGAGAGATTACATCAATCCTGCGATCCAGCCTATTTTTGACAAAATTGCAAATGAAGCGTGGAGGGAGGTCACTAAACTATGAGTACGACGGTTGACGAAAGAGTCGTCGAAATGCGGTTCGATAACAAACAGTTTGAAGCAAATGTTCAGACAAGTTTGTCGACGCTTGACAAGTTGAAGCGAAGCCTCAATCTGGAAGGTGCCGCAAAAGGGCTGGAGAATGTAAATACAGCTGCTCAGAAATGTGACATGAATCCACTTACAAACGCAGTAGAAACTGTAAAAGTAAAGTTCTCAACGTTAGAGGTTATGGTGGTCACTGCATTAGCTAATATCACGAATTCCGCGGTAAATGCCGGAAGGAATATCGTATCAGCACTTACAATTGATCCGATTAAGACCGGTTTTCAGGAATACGAAACCCAGATCAATGCTGTGCAGACAATTTTAGCGAATACTTCTTCTAAGGGGACGACTCTTGATCAGGTAAATAATGCATTAGATGAATTAAACCATTACGCAGATATGACCATCTACAATTTTACGGAAATGACCCGTAATATTGGTACTTTTACGGCAGCAGGCGTGGATCTAGATACCTCAGTATCCGCAATTAAGGGTATTGCAAACCTTGCAGCTGTATCTGGTTCAACCTCCCAGCAGGCAAGTACCGCAATGTACCAGTTATCTCAGGCATTAGCGGCCGGAACCGTAAAACTACAGGACTGGAACTCTGTCGTAAACGCCGGTATGGGCGGTCAGGTATTTCAGGATGCATTAAAGGAAACTGCGAAAGTTCATGGTATAGCCATTGATGAAATGATCAAAGATGAAGGATCATTCAGAGAGACATTAAGCAAAGGATGGCTGACTTCTGACATTCTTACCGAAACTTTGTCAAAGTTTACGGGGGACTTAAATGAAGAGCAGCTCCGAACAATGGGTTATACAGATGAGCAGATTCAGTCGATCATCAAGATGGGTCAAACCGCTAATGATGCGGCTACAAAAGTAAAGACTTTTACTCAGCTGTTCGACACGTTGAAAGAGGCTGCCCAGTCAGGATGGACACAAAGCTGGGAAATTATCGTCGGTGACTTTGAAGAGGCAAAAGAATTACTTACTGAGGTGAGCGATACGTTCAGTGCCGTAATCAATGCTTCTGCCGATGCGAGAAATAAAATGCTTCAGGATTGGAAAGACCTTGGCGGTCGTACCATGATGATCGAAGCAGTAAAGAATGTTTTCGAGGGACTGGTTAGCGTTGCCAAGCCGGTTCGGGAGGCATTCAACGAAATCTTTCCGCCAATGACTGGAAAACAGTTAGCTGAAATCACAGAGCGTATCCGTGATCTGACAGCAAAATTCAAAATGGGGGAAGAAAGTTCAAAGAATCTGAAGAATACGTTTAAAGGCGTATTTGCAGTGCTTGATATCGTCGGACAAGCTTTCAAAGCTGTTGCCGGTGGTGTCGGCGAATTGATTGGTCTTTTCTTACCGGCTGGAAATGGAGTGTTATCACTTACTGGAAGTTTCGGTGAGTATCTTGTTAAGCTTGATGAAACGGTAAAGAAGACAGATGTCTTTGGCAAAGCAGTTTCGACGGTTGTTGATATCGTAAAGACAGCTATTACGTTTGTTAAAACTGCCGGAGAAAAAGTAAAAGAATTTGGAAAAACTGCCGGGGAGAAGTTTGATTTTCCTGGATTTGAATTATTCCACTCATTCCTTGAACGAGTACATGATCGCATGGCTCAGATTGGTGATGATGCTGGAAAAATGAAGAGCGGAGTCATCGTTGCTTTCGAGATGATGGGAGAAGCACTTGAAAAATGTAAATTTCTCAAAGTTATGGAAGCATTGTGGACCGCCGTGAAAGTAATTGCTGGCGGTATTGCCGATGCAGTCGGGACTATGATGGGAACACTCGTCGAGAAACTCGGAGATGCTGATTTCAGTGGAGTTCTTGATGTCCTTAACAGCATCGCTGTTGGTGGAATTGCCTTATCTGTTTCTAAATTCTTAAAAAGTGTAACGGAACCTCTTGAGGGGTTGAATGATATTCTCGAAGGTGTAACTGGAATTCTTGATGGTGTCAGAGGATGCTTTGAGGCATATCAGACAAATCTTAAAGCTGGAACGTTACTTAAAATCGGAGCAGCAATCGCTTTGCTTGCTGGATCTATCGTTGCAATTTCTCTGATTGATAGTGATAAACTGTCAGCTTCTCTTGGGGCTATTACAGTGCTCTTTGCTAATCTGCTCGGAGCGATGGCGATTTTTAATAAAATCAGCAGTGATACTGGAAAAGTATTTAAAGCATGTACAGTAATGATTGCTATGTCGGTTGCGGTATCTATTCTGGCGGGAGCTTTGAAGAAAGTTTCAGACCTTGATTGGGGCGAACTTGCGAGAGGCTTGGTTGGAATTGCTGGTCTTACGGCTATTGTTGTTGCATCATCCAAAGCCATGGCAAGTGGTCAGAAGCAGGTTATGAAAGGTGCCACCAGCTTAATCATATTTGGAGTGGCTATCAAAATCCTGGCGTCGGCATGTAAGGATTTATCAAGATTACAATGGGATGAACTCGGACGTGGATTAACAGGAGTAGGAGTATTATTTGCTGAGATTGCTGTATTCCTTAGAGTTGCAAAATTCAACGGGAAAATGATCAGCACTGCAACTGGAATCGTTATTCTGTCGGCAGCAATGAAGGTTTTGGCGTCCGCTTGCAAAGACTTTGGTCAGATGGAGTGGAGCGAGATTGGAAAAGGATTAGCTGGAATCGGTGGATTACTTGCCGAACTTGCTGTCTTTACGAATTTGGCTGGAAATGCAAAACACGTAATGTCT